AGGCTTCTTCTTCTTGGCTTTGTTATATCTGCTCCTTGTTACGCTGTGCCAGTTATTCCTAATTTTACTCAAGGGTCAAGTACCAGCCGAACCGAAACTACCACAAATATTACAGAATCTATACGAACAACAGAATATAATTCTGGGTTTCTTTACTCCGTCACAGGATCAGGAATACAGCATGACGGATCTTCTATTACTCCAGCAGCTACCTCAGTTAGTGAAACAATAAACGGAACTACTCATACATGGCAGGGATTAAACCTAGATCAAAGACCAAATTGGACTCAATCAAACCCTGGAGATGCCTTTCAATTTACAGAAGTCTATCAAGCACCTGGAATGGAATCTGTAACCGACATAACTCGCACGATCCAAAGTACAAGCGTAACCGATACCACAACTATATTCTCGCAATAAGTCTGCTAGGTAATCCAGTACTGGCAAACACCAGTAATACAGCAGCACCCTCGGCATCCGCATCTGGAAGTGTATCAAACTTTGCCACTCAGGTGCTTGGTGGACCAATGGTAGAAAATATGTACGGAAATAATATCAAATGTTCTGGACCGCAAATGACAGTTAGTCCGTTTGTCACTACATCATTCAATCAAAAACGGCCTCAAGACTATATTTATCATACGCCCGTGTACGATCCAACAGACGCAAATGACGATGGTGTGCCAGATAATCCAGGAAACGTACTCTACTATCAGGAGAACTATAGTGGTAACAAGGATTCTCTAGGATTAAATTTTGGATTTGCACTTACATTCAATATCCCACTAGATAAGAGATTTCAAGATTCTTGTTTAGATGCAGCTAATACACAGATAAATTTACAGAAGCAAGAACTAAATGCAAAGTTGCTTAATTACGAAATAGCCAGATTGAAAAATTGTGGAGAATTGATGTTAAAGGGAATCTATTTTGATCCTTCAAGTAACTTCGCAAAATTATGTGAGGGGGTCATTGTTCAACCACCTCCAAATCAAGTTATACCGCACAGTCACAAATTAAAATAGACAAGCTACGGGTATCCACTTGTCTAAAAAAGCAACTGACGCTCTGACAGTGAGGAGGTATTTCTTTGAATACTCTTTATCAGGTCTGGTTGCTTATGTACTATTCTACATCTTTTTTCTTCTTTGTCAGCTTCTTTATTAGATTTTTTACTAGGGGTTTGACAATATTAAGCAATAGTGGAGTAGTGGCAGCAACAGTAGCAATAGCAGCAGTGCTAATAAGCTGTGGAGGATTCGGTATGTATTGCTCGATGAATTTAACGTCTTCATAGAGAGTTATACATTCACTACCATCTTCGCTTCTTTTATGTCCTATAACACGTTCTAACTTAAATTCGTTACGATAATCTCCTACTCTTTGATCTTTTTTGCCAGGACAGGCAACAAATAGTGGGTCATCTTTATCATCTTTTGGCTCGTATTTAATATCTTTTGCTGTAGGCTCTACAAATTCTTGTTCTTGATTTGTAGGGGTTTCTGATTGCGTATATACAAATTCATTGGGGTTATATTGTAAAGGCTCATAACTAGGAATACTGAAATTACCACATTCTGTATATGTGCCATATTCATCTTTATCACTATCAATAAGACTTGTTAGGTTATTTCTATGTACTCTTACACAACCAGGAATATCAACTATAGGCTTACTTATATTATTTAATGTTTGTATATCAGTTTTCCATACAGGTATTTCATGTATTTCAACTTTATTTATATTGATGCGAGGTATCTCAATCGAAGGCATCTCTTTTCTTTAATATTTCTACTTCTGAAAAGCATTTAGGACAAGATAAGTTAGTCATTACAGAAAACTCAGGATAGGTTGGCATAGATTCATCTATATCTATATCTCCACCCCAAATTAATTCTGTATCACACCAATAACATTTCATTTGATTATAGGCATGGATGGACCTGTCATTTTAGGCAAACCATTATTTAATAATTTAGGCATCATACCTTGTACATTACCAAGAACCTCATTCATAACTCTTGATTTAAACTGTTCTGAAGTTACATACTTGTAACCAAAGTACGCTCCACCACTCATAGAGGCTACCATTACAAATGAGACAATACTCAAAACATTAGCAATTTTTTGAAACATGGTAAAAGAAGCTATCCTCCGTGCAATAAGTCATAGCCTTATTATATCAATGCTATTAATAATACCAACCATAGCCCCTTTATATTTAATATCAGGGCTTATGACAAGACAATTTACAGATAAAAGTAATTAACTACTCTACAGTTTCCGTTACAGGCTGCTCTGATGTTTCTTCATCTTTTACTTGAGCAAGTAACTCAGCATATTGAGCATTTTTTACATTAAACTCTGCAAAAATTTGTGCCTTTTCATTAGCAATTTTCTTTTCTTCTGCATCTAAGGCATTGAATTTTTCAGCAAGTGCTTCTGCTTCTTGCTTACGTTGCTCGCATCTTTCAGATAATTTTGACATGAATTTAAAATAATTGTACTAATGATAGCTAAGAATATACCTTCTTACCATCAGTTATAGCTTTATCAATAGCAGTAAAGTCTTCGCTAGTCCAGATAGATGTAGTATCATCTTCTTTTTTGTAAGCCTTGATGATTTCAAGATGCTCTACATTACGCTTGATCTTGTCTTTGTATTCAGCATCAGTTTCATCTGATGTTTTAGCAGTGTTGATTAAAGTGACGCTATCTCCAGCAGCAGAGAAAATCTGTGCAACTTCGTCAGCAGTACGTTCAGCCATTTGATTTTAATAAGTAATGTTTACAGTTTACCCTGTTTCAAGGGCTTTGACTTTTACGGATAACTCTTTTATAGAATTTATAAGAACAGGAATTAATTTTTCATACCTTAATCCATAATGTTTTTCATTCTCTGACTTATCTATAAATAAACAATCATTTTCATTCGAGCCATATCCGTTAGCTTTTTCTACTGTTTCAACTTCTTGTGCAATCAATCCAATTTCTGTTCTATTACTTTTCTTAGAACCATCAGGAGTAACACTTAAATCATTACTGTAATTTGATCTCATATCCCATACAAATGTAACTGGTCTTAGTGCATTTACAATATCAAGCCCCTTTGTAAAATCAACTATATCTGCCTTATCTCTTTCATCAGAAGTTACTGTCCAGGCAACTTTTATATGTGCATTTGTAATATTATTATCTCCTAAAACAATTCTATTACTGTGATGTGTATGAGTACCATTAGGTGCAGTACTTCTACCAGCATTTGTGCCTAGGAAAAGATTATTGTCTCCAGTTGTTACGTCATACCCTGCTCTATAACCTACGGCTGTATTATCATCTGCTAAACCTGCACTATAGAGAGTGTTATAACCTAAAGTAGAATTATTTACACCAGTTGTAACCTGAGGCATTGATTCTCGACCAACAGCAGTGTTTTGTGCTCCAGTTGTGTTTGCTGCTAATGCACTATGACCAACTGCTGTATTATTATCTGCTGTAGTGTTAGCAGCTAAAGCTACTCTTCCAATAGCTACGTTATTAGAACCAGTTGTGTTTTGCTGTAAAGCATCACTACCTAAAGCAGAGTTCATCGTGCCTGTAGTAAGCGTTTGTGCAGCACCTTTTCCTACGATTGTATTATTACCGCCACTTGTTACAACTTTTAAAGCCCTTCTTCCAATAGCTACGTTATCACTTGCAGTACCACCGCCAGATTGCATAGCTTGCGAGCCAACAGCAGTGTTTCTACTTCCAGTTGTGATTAGTTTTCCAGCATGATTACCAACACCTACATTTTCAGTACCTGTTGTATTAGCACCTAACGCATCTCTACCGATAGCTGTGTTGGTAGATCCCGTTGTGTTACCTTGTAAAGCTTGCTCTCCAAGTGCGGTATTATCTGCCCCGGTTGTGTTCGACTGCAAAGCAATGTGTCCAATGGCAGTGTTATTATTTGCTGTTGTGTTTGCTGATAAGGAACCAGCACCCATAGCTACGTTTGAATGTCCAGTACTATTTAGTTGAAGTGCATTTTTACCTACAGCAATATTATTATCTGCTGTAGTGTTAGTTTCTAATGCACTTTTTCCGATAGCTGTGTTACCTGCTCCAGTTGTGTTTGCTCCTAATGCAGACCTACCAACTGCCGTGTTGTTAGATGCATTTGTGTTCGCATCTAAAGCATCAGCACCTATCGCTACATTATCTGCTCCAGTTGTGTTCTCTGCTAAAGTTCTGTGTCCAAATCCAGTATTTTTAATTGCTGTTGTATTTGAACCTAATGAGTTCATTCCAAAAGCAGTATTACTCTGTCCTGTAGTATTTGCATCTAAAGCAAAAACTCCTACAGCTACGTTCTGCGTTCCAGTTGTGTTTGCTGTTAACGAATCAAAACCTACAGCCGTATTGTTACTAGCAGTAGTGTTTGCATCTAAAGCATTACTTCCTACGGCTACGTTAAATTCTCCGGTTGTGTTTACATCTAAAGCGTTGTATCCCACAGCAGTGTTATCGTTACCTGTTGTAGTTGATGATGCTGCTGCCCTACCTAAACCAGTATTTCGAGTACCTGTTGTGTTAGCAAGTAAAGAGTTCCAACCAACTCCTGTATTATTACTTGCTGTATTTACTTTTAATGCTCTATAACCAACACCAACGTTATTATCTCCCCAATCTGCTGTTCCAGTTTCATATCCTATTGCAACGTTATTAGTTCCATCTACACAACCCTCTAATGCACTTTGTCCCAAAGCAGTATTACTTGTCCCAGTTGTTAAAGAAGTTGCAGCAAAATAACCTACTGCTGTGTTATTACCACCTGTTGTTTGAGCATCTAAAGCTAAAGCACCTACAGCAGTACTATTAGCGCCAGTTGTGTTTGCATCTAAGGCATGATAACCAACCGCAGTATTATGATTTGCTGTAGTATTTGCACGTAAGGCTCTTTTACCTACTGCTGTGTTGTTATCTCCAGTAGTATTAAATGATAATGACGTATAACCAATACCTGTATTAGCAGTTCCTTCTGTATTAGCGTCTAAAGTAAAATTTCCAATAGCTACATTTTGTTGCCCAGTTGTGTTAACTAATAACGCATCATTACCGATTGCTAAATTATGTGGGCTAGTTGTATTATCTCGTAATGCTTGAGAGCCTATAGCAATGTTATAGTCTCCTGTTGTATTTTTGGTTAAAGCATTTATACCAATAGCTACTCCTCTAATACCCTCTGTATTAGCATCTAACGCTAAAGCACCTACCGCTACATTTGAATGGCCAGTAGTATTAAGTTGTAAAGCACTGCGTCCAACACCTGTATTTTGAGTTCCAGTGGTGTTTGATTTTAGAGCAAAATATCCAATTCCTGTGTTATCACTTGCAGTTGTGTTAACCATTAAAGCATCAAAACCAAGTGCTACATTGCTTGTACCAGTTGTATTTTCTTGTAATGCTGATTTTCCTACAGCAGTATTGTCAGATGCAGTTGTACTAAAATGTAGAGCATTTAGACCAATTCCAACATTATAATTACCTGTTGTATTAGTCGCTAAAGATCCTCTGCCAACTGCT